GCTTTTTGGTGTCAAAGAAGCCTTAACCAGCTTCGTCGTCTTTGCGAGTTGACTAGCTCGAACGGCCTTGTTTCTGGCTGCGATTCGTTTTGCCTCTCGACCACCTCTAATGGTTGAAGCAGATCCACGAATACTGCTAACAGAAACGCCAGACTTCTTGGCAATGATAAGCGCTGCAGCGGCAGTGCCAGCAACGGCCACACCAATTAGGACTTTCTTTTTAGCGCTCATCTTTGGCTTTTCATCCGAAGTAGTTCTTTGATTACGAACGCCCCACTTCATTCCCTTAGTGCCGAAATGTTCTAGGAACTCGTCTACCTCGTCGTCGATCATCGGCCCTCCTTTGAGAACTCAGAATAACTGTCTCGAAGATGTGGCCAAGTTTCTTTAACCACATCATCCACTGAATTCAAATTTTGCGACATCGAGGCCGGAACAATGACTTCGTGGTAAATCGGTCTACCGGAACTGTCTTTTCGACCATCGGGATCTAAAAACTTAGCGGCAACTTTTTCTTTATTAGAACCATAACGTTTAAACATTTCTCCAGAAGAATCAGAAAAACCCGCTTTGTCGTACTCTTGAATTGCCGAAGGAACTCCACCGGTTTTTAAAAACGAAGTTCCGCTGTTTCGTCTTCCTGAATATATAATACTTGTCGGTTCAGAAGCAATTACTTTAGCTGAATGGGATCCGGCTCTAATCGACGAATCTGAAAGTGAGTTAGTCGAGGTGCTTTTATAGTTCTGACTCGCCAAATATGCAGCGCCAGCTGCCGCAGCCAAAATTCCTGCACCAATAGCGACTCTCTTCGCTAGAGCCTTCTTATCGACGGGTGCACGATCATTTTCTCCCGTAGTGCGTTCCTTACGAACCCCCCACTTCATTCCCTTAGTTCCAAAGTGTTCTAGGAAATCATCTACTTCGTCATCGATGGCCATCGAACACCTCCTTATGGCCCTTAGGGAATGAATATGATGCTTACTACGAATACACGCCAATCTGGTGAAGGACGGTGCCGTCGAACCAGAAGAGTGCCACACCGTTGGCAGCAAGCGTGATCTCGATAGCAGCCGAAGCCGAGCCACCGAGCTGAATGGCGCGGGCGGTGCCACCATTGAAAGCGACCGTCGGCGAAGCAGCCGAGTTACCGCTGGTGAACTTCAGAAGCACCATAGAACCGGTGGTCGGCTCGGGCGAAGTGCTCGTCTTGGCGGCGGTACCAATGGCACCAGCCACGACAATCGCGTCATGAACGAGGTTGAGTCGCTCGGACTCCTGGTTCCTATTGGCTCCACCGGTCGGGACAACCATAGCCCTACGGGTACTGGGGATACTCATTCGAAAGCCTCCTTATGCGCTTTGAATGCAATGTAAGCGTCCATCATGGCGCTCACGTTGTCGATTTTCTCATCTGCTCGCTTCTTAAGAAGCTTACGGTTTCCATTAGTATCTTCGAGCGTGATCGCATTACCCATGGCAAACGTCATTAGATCTTGATCGAAAATTAGCTTTCGCTCTTCTGCAAGAATCTTAAGTTCCCCGAGAGGAACAGATTCGGTTCGAGAACCCTGAATTACTTTCTCAATACCAAAGGGCCCATTCTCTGCTTCCCATCGAGCCACAAACTCTTTAGCGTTGTACGGGTCGAAACCAAAGCATCGAACGTCGTACTCGTTCTCTGAGATGAATCTATCGAGATCGTCGTAAACGTGCATCATGTCAAGGACTGTGCCTTCCATGATCTGCAAACTTCCTTCTCGAATAAATTCATCATACTTCTGACGCATTGCTGCGGGCAGCTTCATCAACGTGAGTGACGTGATGTAGCTTCGAGTCTTCACTCCGAACGAGAAGTTCTGGAACGGGAACATCAACGTGAACGCACAGAAGTCATCGCCTTGTGAAAGGTCAGCTCCTAGCGCGCACGGCATTCCAAAGAACTCTCGATGCTGGTGTGGAAGAGTGTCTTCATAGGTGAAGAAGTAGGTGTAGCCCTCCATGGGCAATCCAAATCGCTTGGCAAGAATATCGTTACGGGAGGCGGGAGCCTTTTCGGCTCTTTCTACGTCCAAATGGTACGTATCGTATGTAACGGTCTTTCCTAGGTTTGGGTTTGCCTTTATCCATGTGGATGGGTCGCCTACTTCCTCTACATCGTCCAACTTATAGTGCCAAATCGAAATGTGCGGTGCTTGAAACTCACCACGAAGAATACTAGCGAGTTCCATTTTGATGGTATCACCAGAACCATTCCGAACAGTTCCTTCAGAGCTGATAGCAATGATCAAATAGTCGTCTTGTTTCGAAGCACCCTGCTCAATTGCGCCGACAACATCCTCTCGAATGTCACCGGACAACCATTCATCGATGGTAGAACATCTTGGGCGAAGACCCTGAAGCTTATTGATCGACATTGGACGGATCTCAAGCAAAGACCCAGTCAAGAAGTTCTCAATGCCCTTCTTAGTCGAAGCAAGCTTAGCCCGCAAAGCTCTGTTACCGGTTGTGTTCTGGAGAGAACCTTCGGTAAGGAACTTGAAAAGCGGACCTCTAGCCCTTGTGATAGCTGTTCTAAGAGGAGAGAGCACCTCTTCCGCCTGTTTCATGGTTGGGGCGGTGGTGATGCAGTGCGTGGTCGTGGTATCGACGTTGAGGATGTATGCCTGCAAACACATAGCATACATCGACTTAGCTGCACCACGAGCAACGATCAGATACTGTTTGGTAGTGAGACGCTTCTTGATGGTCTTCTGGACGAACTGTCCAGTACCATCAGGGTTGCGCTCATACACACTTCGCTCGACAAAGTACCACCAACAAAAGACTTGCTCTGCCCATACCTTGAAGGTGTCGAGCAGATGCAAATCTGAGCCATCGGTAAGTGTCAGTTCGAATTCACAGTACTTGATGAAACCCTCAACTGGAGCGTCATCGTAATAGATGTTTGGATTAGCGATTAGATCATCTATCCGGTTCATCTCCAACGAGATTTCCCTATTTACAGGAATCTCTCCACGAAGCACAGCTTCTCGGAATTCTGCGTAATACTTAGGAGTTGCAGTATTTGATAAAACCATTACTGCCTCCTTTTCTATCCTCGGCCGATTGAACCAACCGCTTTCGAAGTATCAGTAGCCTTCGACAGTCCCTTACGAATAGCCTGGCCAGCCGGACTCTTCGCAAATGCGATAGCCCCATTGACCGTAGCGCCAACAGCCAGAATCTCTTTTACGTGATTCGACTTCTTAGGTGCCGTCAGTCGAGCAAAGTTCTGTTCCATGTTCATACGATTAACGATGCGCTGAAGATCTGCATCAGAAATATCGGAAAGACTGGGCTGCTTGCTTTTACCCTTATTCCCAAAAGACTTAGCTCTAGCTCTTTCGTTTCGACGCTTCCGTTGACCCCACTTCATTCCCTTGACGCCATGGTGGTCGAGGAAGGATTCGCCAATATCAGCTGTACTCACCATACCTCCTCTTCTTCCAGTACTGGTTCTACTGGGGGTAGAGCGTACTCACGGAATACCGAAAGTCGCCATTCACATTCTTTGATCTGTCGCTCCATAGCTTCAATCAAATATGAAGTCTGTGGGGGGTCGAAGACTGCACGAACCTTCAGGTACACGTAGGTCTTGATCAAGTTCAGCTGGTTGACAGGAACAACAAAGTCGACCCAATCAGACGTTTCGTCCTCGATTGTAAATCCGACTTCTGGTCCAATACCGAGCTGGTTAAGAACGGAGAACGCAGCATTGATGTGGGTAATGATGTCCGTATCAAAAGCCGTATACGTGTAATCCAGACCCAGAATTTTCTTGGTGCTATTTAGAATACTGCTTGTCATGTCTCACCTCCGTGATAACTTGATGGTTGATCAGCCCCCTGAAAGACGCTCGGCGCGGATCGCCTCAGTCGCTTCTCGAATCTCGTTGAGATCGTATCCAGCGCTCATGAGATTGGTGTCACGATCGCGTCCAGTACCCCACTGACGAGAACCGTCGAACAGAAGCTCAGCGACTTCGGACACCGAAAGCTGCTCGTTCTTCTTTGATTCGGCCTTAGCCTCGGCTTCCGCCTTGGCCGGAGCGGCCTTCTTAGGTGCTGCCTTCTTCTCAGTCATTGTGTTTCTCCTTGTCCTTACCAGAGTTTGGTATCGCCTGATTGACGAGCAATGACAACCTTGGGGAGCAAGGAAGCATCGCTGTAATGAATCGCATTATGTGTGTTGTGCGTCGTAGTGATCAGATACTCTGGGTTGAAGATCCAATCTTCTGCATGCACGACGTCATCTACGGTCATCGGATTAATGTGATGAATAAGCAGGGCTCCACCGATTTCATAACCAGGAAACCCCAGGTCACAGCCATTATCTCGAACAATTACAAAATCTCGAGCTTGTTTCCATTCTCGAGATCTATAGAATTGTTGGTTGATGTAACGATCAAAACCGAAAGTACTTCTCCCAACAGCCCCTCGAAGTCTGAGGTATTCGAACCGCTCTTCGAAGGTGTTGAACCTACTCATCTCAGTAAAAGTCTTCATCATCTTCATAACTTGCAGGTTCGTCTTGTTCTTGGCC